ATTGGTTATCCTATAAAAATTAGACCCATTAACAGTCAACCTCATTCCCGGCTTTCCGAAAGTAGGAGAAATGGTATTTACGGATATTTTATCTACCTCTTTTAATCTTACCGTTTGTTCTCCTAGGTTTACAGCAGACCCGTCAGCATCAACAACAAAAACCTCGCTCGTTTGTATATCCGGAGTCAGCGCGCCGCTTACGCCTGTTGACCCTTGATGCAACAGCCTGTCTAGACTTATGTTTACATCTCCCCATTTTACCCTGTTGGTAGTTTCGAGATCGCTTCCGCTTATAAAAAAGCCTGAATTTGGATGGAATACTTCTGGCATTTTAGTAGTTTAACGGCACTGTGTCAGGGAGATAGTCTTCTCCTGCTCCGGGAAATACTGGTCTTGCCGTAGACTTTATTCCAAGAACATTAGTTGTTTGGGTATGATTATGGGTTATTATAGCTAACTGATGAGACACTTTGCTTCCAACGCTAGCCTGCATAGCTCTTGATTGCAAAGTCCCAAAGCAGGTAAAGTTTTCAACGTTTGTCGAGCTTCCATGTTTTGATAAATTGATTTTAAAATTACCTTCAATTCCGTTATATGGCATATACCCAGTGGGGTTATCTACCTGTATCCCCATTGCGACAGACTTTTTCCCAAAGTAAATTCTATCAGGGACCGTTCTGCCCGCCGAGTAAACCGGATTAATTTCGGACGTATAGCTATACGTAGCTTCGAGAAAATCGTTTATTTCTCCTATCTTAACAGCGGAAGTATTTTCAAAAGTTATATTTTTACAATTTAGAATTTGCTCTTTTGGAATTTCTTCTTCTGTTTGAGTAAAGTCCCCGTCTAGATCATCAAAGAAAACAATAGTAGAATTCGCCACAACGGGCGAGTTAGGAGAAAACTGTAGGATATAATTAGCGAGGTAACCGCTCGTAAAAGTTAACCCGCCAAAGCTTCCGGTTATAATGCTCCCTTCATTGCTTCTGTCATCGGAGCCTCTCAGCTCTCCTTGGCCGCCTATGAAAGTTTTTATCTTATCCAAGTCCCCAGTTAAGTAATGAGAAAACGAAAGAGTCGAGCCCATCCCATTAGAAGCGAAATAGTTTCGGGAATGCCTTTCCCCTGCGTCATACCTAGGGTCAATTGAAGTCGCTAGACTTAAAGAGCACTGAGTTGCTAGGATGTCGACTTCGTTTAAACTAAGCTTTATGTTTTTAGCGGCAAAAATCATTAATAAAAACTCCTTATAGTTTTTTCGGTTTCCGCGACCCCATTAGAACTAACTCTTAGTTGAGTGCTCATTAAAACAGGGTTTTCCATATTAACAGAAATAGTATTATTATTATCTATACTTTTTACGTCTAAGTGAAATTTTTCAGACTTACCAGTAAAAGCAATTCCCGTTTCATAAACATTTTCCATCAACCTCGCTTCCTCAGTGGCTGAATGGTACAAAAACGTTGAAGGAAACTCTTGTCCCAGTTTATAAACAGGCTCGTAATTAAAATTTATAGAATAATTGACCGACTTTAAAATACCCGTTTCGTCAGAGCTTGTGATCGTAGCCGGAGACTGAGCGGTCATAAAAGAAGAATAAGCCGAGTGCCCCACCCCAGAAGCCAAAGCCGAAGCGGGACTTCTAAATAAAGACTGAGCCTTAAGCTCTCCAGACGCTGGAATATTCCCCCCTGAGCCAAAAAGCTCAAAGTTAACGCTGCATTGAACAGGGGCGTAAGGCTCAAGAGAAACAGAGTAAGAAATCAGTAACCCCTCTCCACTTATACCACCGAACACCAAAGACACACCAGAAGATTGCGAAGCCTTTGTTGTTTTGAGTCCACTCGCTACGCCGTTTATTATATTATAGTCGCCCTTCGACTTAAACCTTTCGTTAGTAATACCTGTAAGAACAGGAGTATAGGAAAAAGAGACGCTCGCAGTCCTAGCTCCTTGAGGGGTCTGCTCCGCAACTCCCTTTTTACCAATTGAGTAAACTGGCTGCAAATCCGCAGTTTCGCTAAGAGAACAGTCGTACGCTAAGATTTTTTCGGTCCGAGAACCGTACTGAATCGTCAGCGGAATTTGATCATATCTTATCGAAGCCATTTTTCTATTTTACACCCTTAATACTGTTCCTTTTAAAACAAAGCTTATTTGCACATTCCCGTTCATGTCTGACTGATACTGCTCGGAGATTAAAAGCATATTCTTGAACGAGAAGGTTTTGATGTTTTCCGTTGAGTTGTTTTTGTTTATAGAGATAGAAACGTTCCTAAAAGAAGTTTCTTCTGGGACAAATCTAATGTTTTTTATTTTATAATCATCTGCGTCTATTGAAAATTGCATCGTTATATCCAGAGGGGATTCAGAAACCACCTCGGATGGGGTTTTATCGTTAAAAGCATAAACAGCAGTTCTTGGTGTTTGAATATCTAAAGAGTAACTATTTACTCTATTTGTATTGAATTCGTCTAAATTTATATTTATTGAATTATAGCCAGCTATTTTCAGCTCCGTATCATGAGGAGTTATTGTTTCAAAATTTAAATAATCGCCTGTCCCCATTTCTCCGTAAATGTCAGCGCCCATGCCTAAAGACGGGATCTCTCCTATAGAACAAGAAGAAGAATAGGAGGTTAAGTAAGCCTCTGTGAATTTAACGCTTTGGTCCTTATAGTCTACCTGACCGCTAAATGGAAGTTCTCCTGTAAGCTGTATAAAGAAATCGTCATAGACCATTAAGCTATTTGCTTGAATAGACGCTGTCTGAGGGGCTCCGGGGGCATAAACAACCTTATTGAGACCCAGCGTCGTGATTGGTTGCGCTGTTGACTCGTAACCAAAAGAAAGACTCTGAACTGCGTTAATCCCAGTTCCGTTTACCGCCAATTTCTGACCTTCTCTCCTTATCCTTGACAACATCTACTCTATTTACACTTTTTAGTGTAATATTTTGAGAGGTTTAAGGAAAAATGGCTGACGAAAACAGTATTTATAACATTATGGAATATGTTGGAGCTAAAGCATATTCAAAAAACGACATAGTTGTTGTGCTCGAGAGGTTTTCTAGCGACAATTACCCCGGGAACGGAGGTTTTCAGGTTCCCAAGTCAGCAACATACTATTACAGCACTAATTCCTCAAGCTCTGTCCCCGCCGACAGCCCTTCTGCCGACTCAACCCTTTGGGCGGGCACCACAAGATACCAAGACAGAATTAAACCTGAATTTATTTGGAATCCTTCTTATAATATATCTGTGGAGAATAGCCCTAGAATCAATAGCGTAGTTTTCGGAAACGGATACGAACAAAGGATTAAAGATGGTATTTTTAATAATTTAATCAAACTTTCTTTAAGATTTGAGCACAGAAACATAAAAGAGGCTCAAGCTATAAACCATTTTCTCAGAACCAGAAGCGGAACCGAGTCCTTCGTATTTAAAAACTTACCAGAACCTTATAACGATCTATCAGCAGGAGGGTACAAAAAACTTTTTGTCTGCAAAACCTTTAATAGTAACTTTGTTTTTTACAACAATTATACAATAGACGCCACTTTCGAGGAAGTTAATAATTAATGCAAGATTATACGAAAATGGACAAAGACCAAGCGCGAAAATCCGTTCGGTCTTTAATGTACGAAGCGGGAAACCTTAGCGCGTCTTCCTTATTAACTTTTTTTGAAATCGACCTTTCCTCAACTGTAAAAAGCCTTGGGTCCAGCTTAGTTGATGACGGAAAAGAAGTAGGTGTAGAAATCGGCGTGCCGGAAGAAATCGACGACGAAGGAAACCCTATCAATATCTTAAGGTTTCACAATAACATAAAAGTGTTTAATTCGTTTGTGATCTGGCAAGGGAAAACTTTTTTTCCTGCGCCTATCGAATCTCAGGGGTTCGACCTCAACTCTAGAGGGGTTCTCCCTACGCCAATATTAAGGATGACCTCTCAAAAAGAAGAAGGGATAGCAGCTCTTTCGATCCTACGAAGAGCTATTCGGAAGTACGGAGACTTAATAGGGGGAAAAGTAACAAGAATAAGAACTTTTGCTAAATATTTAGACATGGCTAACTTCTCTGATTTTGACGAAGGATCGACAACCACAGAAGGTACCTATAATTCCCCTTTTCCTCAAAATTACGAACCAGATCCATATGCAGAGCTACCAAGAGACGTCTTCTATATAGAAAGAAAAACAGGAGAAAATAAAAACGCCTTAGAGTACGAATTAAGCGCGCTTCTTGACGTCGAAGGGATAAAAATCCCAAGAAGAAGGGTACTTTCTCAAAAATGCAGCTTTAGCTACAGGGGATGCGGGTGTTTCTACCAACAAAAAGAAACTGTCCCATTTAACACTGACACCCTCTCTGAAGATACGCCATACGACACAAACGCGCAAGGACCCGGCACAACCAGTAAGCTTTTGGCTAAGTGCGGCATCAGAGACACTGAACTCACCCTCCCTGAAGAAGCTCCTCCTGTCGCAACTGTTAGAGACGGGGATATAAGAAAAATTTTAGGGTTTGGTCCAAATTATGTTTTTAAAAATAAAGGAAAATGGAACAAAAGCGCAAAATACAGTAAAGGGGACTGTATTTATATGGAGCATAACAGCATTCAATATTTTTTTATAGCCTCAAAAAACCTACCTGCAGAAAACAGCACTCGCTACGCTCCGCCAAACCCAGACCACTGGATAGCTGATCTCTGCTCGAAAACTATAGAAGGATGCAGGATGAGATGGGGTGTTAACGGATTAGTCAAAACAGACGAGACGCCTCATTTTGAAAAAGGAGAACTTCAATTTGGAGGTTTTCCGAACGCAACCAGACTAGAGCAAACTATCGGAGGATGACCTTAACAAAAAACATTAAAAAAGCAATAAAGGATCACGCTCTCAAACAAGAGCCTAATGAGTGTTGCGGTCTACTATACGAAAAAGAAGGGCAGATCGAGGCTAAGGCGTGCGAAAATATATCCGCCGACACCTCCAAACATTTTGTAATAAATCCTAGAGATTATCTCTATACTTCCTCTTTAGGAAAAATCAAAGCCACATACCACTCCCACACTAACAAGGCAGAAGAGTTCAGCGCCACGGATAAGCTAAATAGCAAACGCCATAAAATAGATTATGTTTTATACAATACGAACTTCAATACTTTTAGGCTTTATAGCCACAAAAAATCTAGTGTTTCTTTTTTAGATGAAGAGTTTACTTGGGGAAAGCATGACTGTATATCCTTAGTTCAAGATTATTTAAAAGAAGAAGCTAATGTCGATTTTAAATTATCCAAACTACTCAAAGAAAGAACTTCCGACTGGCCAAAGTGGCACTGGGATACCAAGGGGAGTCTTCCCGGCCGAGCACTTGTGGAAACATTGGAACTTAATCTTAAAAAAGGATTCAAGAGGATAAAGATTAACTCAGTAGACGACATAATCAAAAACGACGTTATATGTTTTTTATTAAGAAAAAACGAAACGCAACTTCCTTATGATCATTTTGCCATATGTACAGGAGAAAGAGAAATGTTTCACCATATAAACGGAGGGTATCCCGTTTCGCAAAACATAACTAATTTTTATTTTAAAAGAATAGCAAACGTGTATAGATATACAAAATGAATAATCACCTGACAACAATAAACCTGCATGGAGCTCTCGGCGAGAGAGTGGGAAGAGAAGCTTGGAAGTTTTCTGTCGATACAGTCGGTGAAGCTATCAGAGCCATTGAGTCTCAAAGCAAAAAACTATTCGCCGCATTAATAGAATACGAGAAGCAAAACATTAAATACAGAGTTTTAATAAACGGAAAAGATTTTGTTTACGATAAAGACAAAGGCCTCGAAACTGAAGATGGTATTAAATCTTCTGAGCTCTTAATCCCTCGAAAAGACATTGAAACTATAGATATTATTCCGGTTTTAGAAGGAGCTTTCGACGATATATTTGCGATAGTTTTAGGGGTTGTTTTAATAGCTATCGGAGTTTTTACTTTCGGTGCGACCACTTGGCTTGGAGCCGCTTTAATCATGGGTGGACTTGGCATGGTTGCGGCCGGAATAGCTAACCTTCTAACCCCAATGCCAGAATTTGACGACTTTAGGGAAATAGAAGGAGGGGGGAGGGTATCTTATATTTTCGCTGGCGCAGAAAACACAGTGAGGGAAGGTGGGCCGGTATACGTTGGGTATGGTAGATTAATGGTTGGTAGCCAAGTCGTTCAATCAAGCATAGATACCTACGATGTAAAAAATGGAAATTATAAAAATACAGAGCAAGAAGTAAAAGCTAACTGGGGAGCGGAGGAATATGGCGTGGACTACAGGACTCGCTATAACATCGGCTCAGAAATTTCAAAAGACGCCGAACTATTAATAAGAGAAAGGACTAAAGAATGGAACGCGTCCGGCGGAGACCCAGACGATTGTGATGGAACCACTCAACATAACGCTAGTGCCCGCACCGAATATATACAGCATGATGGAGACGATTATATAATAGACACAGGAGACAGGTCTCTGTCTGCTACGGTCCAAGAAATTACAGATCAAATTAAAGGGCTAGAAGGAGAAGATAAAGCCTTAGTGGAGGAAACTATGCGAAGCCTTGTCGCTGACGATAAGGAAGTCGACCCCTCGGATCCCAACACTCCATAATAAACAAACGAAAGTAACATGTCTACCGGCAAAGAGAGAGAAAGCAGAATACCAATCTACGACGAGGCTGGCGTTAGTCTATACACCAAGCCGCAAGAAGAAGCTCTCTACGCCGCCTTAAGCGAAGCTACTGTTGGAGATTTAATTTGCGAAGGAGGAATAGATGGTATAGTTAACGGTGAATACAGCTTTATAGGCAATGCTGGAGAAATAGGGTATCAGCGCGCCACCTTCAAGCCTTATACCGCCTTAGATCACGAGGGAACCTGCAGGGAGGACCTAGGGTTTCTTCGATCGATATATTGGAATGAAGTGCCAGTAGTGGACAAAGACGGGTATTATAACTTTCAAGAAATTAACGTAGAAACTAAACTTGGTTTACCTCAAGGCGAAATAGCTACGCTGAACCCGAACCTACCCTTATCACTAGACGGAAAACGCTCTTCCGCTTTTGAGCTCACTTTATTCAGAAACATAGGAGAAAGAATATTTGGCCCCTCCATCGACCTAAGAGAAGCGAAAATCCCTAGATACTACCTATACGAAGACAGCCCCCACCCCCCTCATTTAATAGGCGATATTGACAAGAACGCTAAGGTCTATATGGTCAACAATAAAGAAGCTGTTGGCGTGAGAGTTAACTTTAGAATACCCCAGCTCTGGGAAACCCTACAAGACGACCCCAACGACGCACAGGGCGACGGAGGAAGAAAAGGGTTTAAAGGGAAAGTTTTTAAAGCCGGAGAAGATGCAGGAAAACGAGGTTTTCACGACCAAGAAAAAGGGAAAACTCCACGGTCCTACGGATCAGGGGACATAAAGGCTCGAAAAATTAAATTTCATATATATGTAAGACCAGTCTTTGACACTAGACACACCGAAGACAACCTCTTCTATCCTTGGAGTCAAGAGCCCGTAAAAAGAGTGGAGGTTTTCGGAAGAATACAAGAGCCCTATATAAGAAGCGAGCAAATAACTTTTAATAAAAGCATATGGGGAAACGCATTTTCTACCTCTAACACTCGAAACTATAAATATTTTCAAGGCTGGGAGATAAAAATCGTCAGATTAACCCCCGACTCTTTTAACCAATTTCTAAAAAACGAATCCTATATAGATTCTCTGGTAGAAGTGTACGACTCAAGGCTTAGATATCCCTACGCTTCAATGGTATATTCAAAGTTTAGTGCTGAATTTTTTCAAAGGATACCCCACAGATCCTACGACACCAAACTTTTAAAAGTCAAAATACCTAACACTTATAATCCTATTTTAAGACACTACGACGAAACAGACTTGGGGTACTGGGACGGGTGCTTTAAAGCGAAAAAAGAATGGACGAATAACCCCGCGTGGTGCTTTTACGATCTGATTACCAATAACAGATATGGTTTAGGGGATTATATAGATAGAAAATATGTAGATAAATGGACTCTTTATGAAATAGCTAAATACTGCGATACCTTGGTTAGCGACGGAAAAGGAGGGCTTGAGCCAAGGTTTACCTTAAACCATTTAATTACATCCAGAGAAGAGGCGTATAAGGTTGTTAACGACATGGCCTCTGCTTTCAGATCTATTGTTTACTATGCTTTTGGAAATATATATGTTTCTCAAGATAAGCCTAAAGATCCTATTTATCTTTTTACGACCTCTAACGTAGCCGACGGAACATTTAATTATTCGTCTTCGGCAAAAAAAGCCCGCCACACAGTTGCTATAGTAAGGTATTCTGACAAGCATAACCTGTTTAAGCCCGCTATAGCATACGCGGAAGACCAAGTGGGGATTCAACGCTACGGAATAAGAGAAATCGAAACCTCCGCAGTAGGCTGCACTAGTGAGGGACAAGCAAAAAGATTTGGTGAATGGATTTTAAAAAGCGAAATACTCGAAACAGAATCTGTTACCTTTACGGCCGGAATAGAAGGCATGTACATAAGGCCCGGTGACGTAATTAGTGTTTATGATGAGTTTAGACACGATAGAAAGCTAGCGGGAAGAACTTTAAGAGTGGAAGAAGAAGCTTCCGGTATCATACCCGTAAACGATTTCCCTAGTTACGTATACCCCCGAACCGATGTAGATGGAAACTATCCAATAACAGGCAACGTAATCACTATAGATAAACCCTTGTATTTTTCTCCGGATAGAGAATATAAAATGGAGCTCCTAACTCCTACGAATTATTTTGAACCTACTCAAATCACCCCAACCAACTGCGAAGAAACCGGAGGAATAAGAACAGTTGAAGCCGGAACCATAAAAGGAGGATATAAAAAACTAAATCCGACTGAGATGAACCTAGAATATGAAGGGAGTGATAATATCCGCCATATACTAGATAGCAGCTCCCTTGATACTAGTATATTTAAAACAGAAGAAACAGTCGCTGTAACGTCAAGCAAAGGAGAGTTTATATTTCATTATTGGAACCAAAAATTTGTGACTACCGGTCTCGGCTTCCCTAAAAGATATATATTAAAAGTAGACGGAGAAGAAATATTTGACTCTGGGTATATAGGTAATAAAAAAACCAACTACGGGAAAGACCACACATTAAACGGACCTGCTGACGAAGGTGACCTTTTTGGCTGCCTTAAAAAATATGAAAAGGATGGCAGCACCGAGGCAATAAAAGCTCTTGCTACAGCAGAGCTTGCTTATTTACAAAGTAACCCAATAAAAGAGATCTCCACTTATGAGGGGACGTCATTAATAAACCAAAAGCTTCCTTTTATTAAAGACGCGGAGGTTACCTCTATTACGATAGAAGTTATTCATCCAATAACTCCCTATATTACTAAACCTCAAGCTCTTACTGGCGACCGATTCCGTATTGGTCTCGAAAGAATAAGCACGTGGGTTAGCGCAACGACAACTGAACCGTATACTGTCGAAGATTTAAAAGTAAATGCAACCAATAGCGACAAAGCTCTCACTTCTGCTGACTTTCCCGAAATCAGAAAAAACCAAATACAAACAGTTCTCTTTAGCGGGTACCAAGCGGTAGCGACAACGGGAGATTACCACTCCGACTTCTCTGTTAATGGAAGCGGAATAGTAACTAAAATATACCTAGACAATCAATTTGAGGCTGGTTTCAACTTTACAGATTATGCT